AAATTCTAATTTTTTAACTGTTTGAACTCCTTCTACTTGATCAATTACATTTCTAACATTATTAATTAAAATTGGTTGGTTGATTTGCCATTTATCTATATCAAAATAATCTTTTAATGCATTTATACAAGCATTTAATACAGTTTGACTATTAACATTAGGTAATAAAATAACATCAAAATTAATTCCTATATTAATAATAAATGCATCTTTTATTCTAATAGCATCTGTTAACATCCTATATTCTGCTAAAAATATTCTTAAATTTTCTTTTAAAGCAGGATCAGCAACTGTTAAATCATTTACATTATTTTGTGATAAAATATATAGTGATAAAGTATTTGTATCATATAATTCTTCTGAATTTTGTGATGTTTCTTGATTTTCCTGTGTTACAAATACCTTAGATACTTTCCCAAATTTTGAAGGTAAGGATAAACTTCTAATAGCATAATCATCTTTAGTTACAGTTCTTAACTGTGTTGGATATTGAGCTACAGATTTCCTTCTTATATCTTCATTTGTATCTCCATCTCCTCCTCCTGTAGCAGCCTCTGGATTAGAGAATGCTAATGAACCACTAACTGTAGTTTTTAACGTATTATCTAATCCTGATCCAAAGAAAGATACAGAACCAGAATCTAATATTGTTAAAGATTGTACTGAAACATTAGATGAGGCACCACCTCCTACCAAATATTCTACTGTTAATGTAGTATTTGAAGGTGCTATTCCATAAGTTTTAGTATAAGTAAAATTAGCTGGATCCCATGCTGTTGTTAGTTTATCCGTTCCATATGGTAATCCTAAACCTATATTATCAGAATTAGGTGTTATTATTTCATCCGGGTCAGATGAAACACCAGGTCCAAATTGTATTTGTAATTTATTATCAGATTGAAATCTTTTAATAAATCTACGAGGCACTTTCTTTACTTTAAGTAAGAAAGGTGTAGTATCATTATACTGTGCTAAAGTAGGGTCATTTGATGCTATATTAGTTACAGCATCAAAAACTGTTTCCTGTGCTAAATAAGGAACTTCATGGTAAGTATTACCATCACTGTCTGTAACTTTAACTATTTCTATTATATTTGTATCCTGTATTTCTATAGTTGCAAACTTTTCAGGTGTAGTAAACGTAAATTCTGCTGATTTTAAAGTTCCTGCAGAGGCATTAGCTGTTTTTTTAAGTAAATAAAAGTTAGGATTATTTGAACTATCTACAGAATATACTGATACTGTAGTGGGGTCAAAACTTCCTGATGATGTAAAATTAACTTGATCTTCTATATAAAAGAAGACACTTCCATCATTAGATGATTGGATTTGGGCCCCATTAGCTAAAATCATAGCATAATTATAATCTGGTCTTACTTGTCCAAATTCTGTTGTAGATGGTAGTAGTTGAAATATGTCAATACCTGTTGTTGCAGCTGTAGTTACTTGGGGGAAATACCCATGTGTATAAGCTAATGATAATAAATTATCCCTTTGTTTAGCAAATTCTATAAAATTTTCTTGAACTTGATTGTCTCCATAAAATGATAAAACATCACCTACATAGGCTGCCATTTCAATTAACATCAAACCAGCTGATGTATCCGAAAAGTCATTATATGTGTCAGGATAATATACTTGAGCAAATTCAAGTAATTTTTGTTTGAACCCGTCAAAGTCCTTATTTAAGTATTGTATTTGTTTACTCTCAGCCATTGTTAAAGGTTATTTGAACTTCATCCTCAATATTAGTATTAATAATAGTATAACTTATATATATATTAAAGCTATGATTTTCGGGTTGAAGTGTTACTTCTAAATCTTGTATGTCAACTGTAGGGAAATAGGATTCTACTCCACCTCTAATTAGATTATCTACTTGATCAATTATATCATCAGTTATTGGTTGAAATAATAATTCCCTTACTCCAGAACCAAAACTTGGATTAAATATTCTTTCTCTTTTACCTGTTAAAATAAAGTTTATTAAATTTGACTTTATTGTATCTTTAGTTGTAAATGTAGTGTTTATCCCAGTTGGACCATCAAATGGTACTGAAACACCAATACCTGTACTAGGTTTTAGCTCTAAAACATCTATATTTCTAACTATATAGGGCATTATATTTTACCTTGATTTTTTAAAGTGCCCATTAAACCTGAAAAATCTGGTACGGCATCAATTGAAACTTGATTTATATCAGATGTTTTTTGGTTTGATATCATTGCATCAACAGAATCTACTACTTTAGTAGGTGTTCCGGGCATACCACCTTGGAATCCTACAGCATCTTGTGATGACATTCCACCATTAAGATTTCTCCAACCACCTTCAACATGTGTTTGGTTTAAAACATCCGCTAAGGCACCAACTCCTTCAAATAAGGGTTTTGAAAATGCCGTGGTTTCGTGTTTAGGTATTTCTTCTTTAGGTGTTTCTTCAATTAATTCAGATAGCGAGTGATTTTTTGATTTTTGTGCTACAACCGGCTTCTGAACTATTTTAGTTTCAGTGATAGGAGTTTGCATAATTAAAGATAATTCTTCTTTAATTACACCTCTTACTTCCTCTCTAATTATTTTTCTAAAAGCTTCTAATTTCATGATTATAAATATTTATATATTATCTTTTTCTTCTAAATGCTGGACGTAATGTTACCTTAACTTTTGAAGGTTCTGGGCCAATTTTTATTGTATATTTATCTCTTATATCAGGATCACTAATACCTGTTTGAATTTCAGTTTCAGTATAACCAGATCTTAGTAATTTTCTAACCCATGCCGGCAATGCCTGCTGTTCTATTTCTGTAAAATATGTTTCATATGGTGGTGGAGCAGGTCTTCTAGGAGGTCTATAATTTAATGTTAATTGTTCCCAATCTATTCTTGTAGATTCTCTTAAACCTTCATACCATAATTCTGTTTTTTTCTTAACTTCATCAACTTTTACAGGATTAGGGTCAACAGAACTTAGTACTTGTTCCTTTAATGTATTAAATAATTCTGAATCAGTCAAGTTTTGTGAACCAGGGGATTTAAGAAGATTACTTATTGTTTTTGGATCTACTGAGTTAAGTACTGAAAATACATTTCTTATAGATTGTACTTTAGGGTCACCATCTTGTTGTTCTTCTATTATTTCACTTAATATAGTAGTAGTATCTATATATCTTCTATCAGATTCTCCATCCTGAATGCTACTAGCACCAAATGAATCTCCATCTCCCATATAAGGATCTTTAACAAAAGAACCTCCTCCTATTCTTGTTTCTACAGGATCATTTGGATCAATAGATTTACCTTCTATTTCATTACCTGCCTGACCCGAAGATATATTACCAAGAGATCTATTGTTTGCTCCCGCTTTTAGGTTGTTAAGTAATAGTGGATTTGTACCTATATCTTCTGCTAAATTAATAGCTTCAGAATCACTTATTTGGTTTGGTTCTTTATCAAGTGTATTAATTCCTATAATACCCTGATCTACTCTAACTCTTACTTTATATTTTAATTCATTAACTATACCTGGTAAATCGTCAGAAAAGGTTAATTCAGTAGCTGCCACTATATTGTTTTCCGAATCTAGGGCTATCCCTCTTCTTCTAAGAAGATTATTTTTATTTTTATCTATGGGTTTATCCTCTTGAATTTTTAAAGTATATCCTAAAAATATTTCTTGGAAATTACCAAATGCATCTTCAGGATCGGCTATACCTTGATCATCTAAGTATAAATTATCTGCTGATTGGATTAATGCACCATGTTTTGCAGCATCAAATTTATTAAAAGTATAATATTGAAGTCTACTTCTAAAGTCCTGTCCTAAAGTAGTTTCAAATGAAATTCCTGTAGCTAATGAAGATAATTCTCCATAAAATAAAATATTTCCATCTTCATCATAACCAAATACAGAATCGGGAAATATTAATATATTACCATCTTCTAATCTTACAAATGTTTGAGCTCCTGTTCTATTAGATATTGCTGTCCCAAATTGCCCAAATTCAAATTTATTTAAACCTGGTACTCCTTCAATTAATTTTACATAAGCTAGATAAGCATCTTTATTTGCATTGTTTATTTGTGATTGTAAATCATCTTGGGCTCTATTAATTTTACGACAACTATCTAATGTAGCAGCTAATTTAACAGTTTCTTTTATCAATGATTCTAAATAGAATCTAATGAATGTTAGTAATCCAATTGTTACATCAAATTCTTTAGCTATTTTAGTTAGTAAATCAATAGCTCTACCAATAGCATCTCTTAATGATTTTTTAGTATTAGTTGGTGCTTCAACCCCCTTCATAGGGAAGAATGGAGGAATTGGAATAGTTCCTATAAAGAATTCAAGAACCTGTAGTACTACATCTAGTACTTTGAGAACTATTACTATTATTTTTACAATATTATTAACACTAAGTAGAAGAGCTAAAATAAAGTCAATTGCTGTAGTGATTGTTCTAGTAGTACTAGTAAGCCATCTAAAAACATTTGCTAAGTCTTCATATGGTATAAAATCTCTTAAAACTCTATTTACATCTTCAATTTCTTTTTTAAATTTTTCTTGTATGGCAAATTTTATATTAGTAAAAGGAAGAATATCTCTATAAGCTTCCCTTAAAGTTCTAGATTTTGCAATTGCTTCTTCTGTTGTAAACCCTGCCGGTCCTTTTGTGAAATCAGAAGCAAGTAATAACCCCGTTGTTTGAAGAGTATCAGTAGGCCCACTAGTTCTTTTATTAATAGATTCAACTTCCTCCGCTATTTTTTTTATAGCCTTTTTAAATTTATTCATACCTTTTATAGAAGATGGAAGTCTTTGTACAATTTGATTTAATCTTATAAAATCAAGATTTCTTAAGTCATTTGCTATACTAACTAAACTATCACCTATTTCATTAACATCTGATGAAAGTTTTGATTGGCCTGATATTATAAAGTTTTGAAATGTAGCAAGAATAGGTTCTCCAGTTTCATCTATAAGAGGATTTCCTTGATCATCTTTTGCAAATGGGGGCTTTTGAGGATTTATAGTTTCTACGGATATAGCATATTGTGTACCTAATATAACTCCAGTATTTGGGTCTTCATAGGGGCTAGAATTAATTATTGGTCCTCTCATTGTAGCATCCACACCAGCATCATCAGTTTGTCTTATAGTAACATAAGTACCATTAGCAAGTTTATTTTTATCTCTACCTGTTTCAGGTATTCCTTCTTGGTTAGTTTTTAAAGAAATATCACCAGTAGTAGCTAGTACAATATTGCCCGTTTTGAATGGGATAGATTCTATTTCTTGTGTTAAAAAATCAAGAACCGTAAAGGCTTCTATTTCAAAATCACCCTCTATTAATGTAGTATCCCTAAAAGTACCTACTATTTTATCTATAAATTCTTGTGCATCTGCAAGGACATTTGCTACAGGACTATCAGCGGGGAAAACTTGTGATACAATAAATTGAAGTGGGTTACAAACATCATATGTATTAATTACCTGAAGGGTTCTAGTTGTATTAAATAATGAAGGGTTTGAACCAATATTTCTAATTGCAGCTGTTAGTTTTTTTCTTTCTGCACTTTTAGCAAAATCTACGGGTACTATTTCTAAACCATTTGCAAGATCCTCTGCAGCTGGTTTTCCAAATACAATAACATTAGATACATTCTGTAGACCTTTATTAAATTTGCTTAAAGTATTATAAGCATTTTCTAATATCTTTTTTGGTTCACGAGATTTTGTTTTACCTAAATCTGCACTAAGATTAATTGCTCCACCGAATGCCATAATTATTGTATTTTAACTTTTTCAGACAACGTATCTATTAATATTTCATTTAAAGCTACTGCGGAAGCTAATAAAGCATCACCTGCCCTGTTTACAGTTGCTATATCCACATTATTTGAATCTGTAGCTGCTTGTAATTGAGGGGCTACTTGTGTAGTTATTACTATTAAAAATTGTTGTAATATTGCTACAAGAATATCACCTTTTACACTAGGATGAGAAGCTTCTAACCCTAAATCTATTTGTGGGGAATTTATTATTGTTTTTCCACCACTATCTACATTAAAAGTACCATTAGTAGATATACCTACTGCTTTATCCGCAATTATAAAAGCAGAATCTTTTTTACCATTTAATATTACTCTATCAGAATCAATTATAATTTGTTTTCCTCTATAAGGAAATTCAGGTTTATAACTAAGACCTTTAGGTGCCTTATTAGAAGCTAAAGTTTCTCTACGAGTTGGGTTTTTATCCGTATTATAACTTGGGATTTCACTACTATCAAATCCAGCCGCTTCAAATTCAGGTATTCCCTGATTTTCTAGCCCTTTCATTAGTTTTTTTGCTTTTGATGTTTTTCCCATATTTTTAAATTTTTACCATTATCTATCTTGATCTCCTACCCTATAGCTATCTCTTTGGATATTTTCTTCATTAACAATATTAGATCTAGTTTTTGCATCTTCACCGGATTTATTTAATTCACTTATTTTATCTAGTTCTTCATTAAATTTAGATTTAAAAGATTCCTTAAATTTTTCTTCGGTACTTAAATCAGGTTCCTGATTAATAGAATCAATAGGATTATTTATATCATCTAGTTCTTTAGGTGATGCATCAGGGTCTACTATGTCCACCTCTTGAAGAAGTTTTGTGGTGTTTGCTTCAGGTGTACCATCAAGTTGAAAAGATGCACGTCTAAATGAACCATATAATATAGGAATAGTTTGTCCCGATGTTAAATAAATTGATGAATCATCATTTTGAATATCTTCATAAATAGGAAACCAATTATTAAAATCTAAATCTAATTGGGATTGACCATTTCTTAAAATAGTAATAGGTTGACCATTTACTCCTACTGAACTCCAAGGGCTTTCTACATCTTTACTTCCAGAGGGTTGTTTTGCAGTTGAACCAAATCTAAGTGAATTTCCAAACCTTCCCTCTATTATAACATCCCCCTCATTTGGAAATAAATTTCTTATATCTGATTTTTCTACAAAAATATTTCCTGGTTTAGGTTCATCTATTTGATTATTTTCATTATTATTAATTCCTTTTTCTACATCCTCTTTAGGTACAGTATTAGTATTTTTACTAACAGATGAATTTGGAGGAAGCATATTTAGATGACTCCTTCCCCAAATTGAAATAGCATTCATATAATAAAAGTCTATAGCATCACTATTTTCCTCTAAAGCTATATTTCTAGAGGGACCAGATATTATAAAAACTATTTCATTAATTAAAGGAACCTTTCTAACATTATTATCAAGTGGGTAGGCGACGGGTCCTTGTGGAAAATTTGCTTTAGAATTATTATTACCTAATAATTCAAATTTAATAGCTCCAATATTTGCAAATTCTCCTGTAGTTTGGAATATGGACTTCCCATTAGTAGATGTAACTAAAGATATATCTATAACTCTAGCAGGTAATAATCCTCCATTTTGTATTACAGATATTGGATTACTATTAGGTACAAATGCAGAGTTCCCTATAGTGGGAAATTGACTATTAACTGGCATGCTTGGCCTCCTCTAATTTAGGTACTTCTATTTTATTATCTAATTCTTGAAGAGAACTAAAGAGCATTTCTTTATCCTCATCTGTTAAAAGTTCTTCTGAATCAGCTGCTTTGCTATTCATTGCTCTTTGGACAATACCGGCCATTTTAATTAGAGCATCATCATTTTTAATAGCTAATTCCATATATTCCTTAATTAAAGGGACAATCATTGTTGCTTCACCGGGTGAAGTAATTAATGGTTTTAGTCCTTCTATTAAAGAACGTAATTGAACTTCTTTATCTTTTTGGTTTGTATGTATTTCTTTTAAAAGATCGGCAAAGTTTTTCTTTCCGAATAATTTTATACTTGAAAAATCCATAATTTATGCTTTGGATATAAATATGGATATATAGAAAAGTTAGAATTTCATACTGACATATCCATGCTCACTATATTGGTTCATTAATTTAAGATAAATTTTCTTCATCTTTTTAATTACTTTAGTAATTTGAGGTGTAGATTGATCAGTCATTTCACGTATATAAATATATATCGCTTTTTTATTGAATAATTCGATATTTTCTCTTTTACGGAAGAGTTCTAATACTGCATCTGCCGTTTTAGCATCTTCTGGTTTAGTGAAGTGATCGAAGAGATATAAATCAAAATATCTAAGTAAATATTCTATAAATTCTGTAGCCCTATCCATAGGTTCGTCTGGTGAGTAGTTATTAGTTAAATCAATTACTATGGATTGGTCTGTGTCAACAGCTTCAACATCTGTTTTTTGTTTTAATTTTTTATAATTATTATTATTATAAAGTATTAAATACCTTTTTGCTATAGTACCAAAATAAGAAAATGCTTTACCTTTATCTTGTTTGTATAAGTGAAGTTTTTCAAGTAAAAATGTTATTACTTCATGTTGTAGATGTTGAATTGTATCTACTTCTGTATAATAAAATTTGAATGTATGAATAATATTTTCAGTTAACTTAAAGAAAGCATACTTTATACGTGCATTATAAATAGCATTACGCTTATCTTGATCCGTCTCATTAACGTATTCTATAATAGCCTCTTCAGTATCAGAAGTAAAATATTGGTTTTTGGTTTTAGGTCTTCTTTTTCTTAAAGTTCCTTTTTTGGTATATTGGGGGCCTTCATCTTTTTGGGGTACAGCTAGAATTTTACCCTCAAGAGATTCGTCTAATGGTGCAATCATTTATTTATGGTTGATGTTGTATTCGTTGATTAGTTCTTGAATCTCTTTTATACCTTTAAAAAACCACCCTATTTCATCGTCAGATTGAAATATTTGTTTTGAATCTATTTCTTTGATTTTTTTATTTGACTCCGTCATTATAGTAGATATAGTTTGAATATACTCATTTTGAGTATTAATTATATCTTCTTGTCTTTCATTTTTTCTAAGTAAATTCCAAATTATATAAGAAATTGTACCAAAAATTAAAAGTCCAACATTAATTAAAATTATTATAGTGGTTGTAGTCATTAGAGATTCTTAACTAAATTCATTAAATTATCATTATCAGAACCTATTTTATCGAAGTTTTTGTTAATTCGATCTTGCTTTGTTTGTTTTGGTTTTGGTTGATCACCGAAAGTGTCTAACCATTCTCTTTCAAATTCAATTCTAGCAGCCATAAGGTCTGCCTGATGTAAAATAAAGGGAAGTGAAGTACGAGGTTTAGTTTCAGGCATAAAACCTTTTAAATAAGGTTCATTTGCTTGATCATATAAACCATCGTGTGTTTTAATAGCAATCCATTCATTTGTAGTTAATTGGATCCCTGCTTGTTGTAATAAGAATAAACCTCTGTCTGGGACAGTCATGTATTCATTATTAGTATTAAAGGTGTACATTTCACCTAAATTTTTCTTTCTCCATTCATCTTTGGATGGTAAAACTGCAACATGTTCTAATGTTCCTATTTTACCTAAGTCATGGTTTAAAGCGGCAACAAATAATTCCTCTTCTGTATAGGTATCTTTTGTTCCCATTTCCTGCCACACCTTATGAACCTTAAATGCGGCAGTTATAACACGTATAACGTGATCAACATAACCCCCCGGGAAGCAATTATGATACGCTTTTTTATGAGAAGCAGGTAGTAAAGCAATTCTTTCGTCTAGTTTATTATAAAAATCTAGAAACTGTTGTTTACGTTCGCCTTCAACATATTTTTCAATACCATTCAAAAGAACGTCGTAATTGCTTTTTATTTGCTCCGCTGTTAAAACCATGTTTATTCTTGTGTTTCGTTATTTAAATAAGTTTGAGATTGTTCAATAATTTCTTTTATATTGTCGATTGTCTCATTAACTTGTCTTTGTTCACCCCTTTGAGCATTGTGTTTTACAATGTTAAGCTGGTTTTCAATTTTTTCAAAATTTCTTTGTATTAAATCTTTATATCTCATAATAATATTCTAAAAGGATTTCTAGTGCTTCCTCTATCGTATTAAATATACGATTGCTCCCTAACTTATCCAAATCACTACTAGGAAGAATATATAAATCTTCTCCTGGTCTTTTGGTGAAATGTATTACTGGGTAGCTTTCTGTTTTTAAATTTCTTTCAATCCAATCACCCATATATTCATTTTCATCAACATCAATCTCTTTAAATGGAATTTTTAAATGGTTGAGTGCTTTTTTTAAAGCAATACAGTAAGTACAGTGTGTAAGTGTATATAACGTGGTATCCCCTACCCCTTTTATTTCTATTTCCTTAACCCCCATTTCATAAATATTTAATTTTTTAAATCTCTCGTACCCAAAAGGTAATGTTTTATTTTTGCTTTTCCAAGTTTTCTTGTAAAAGTTTTATATATTTTTTAACCTTAGATACCCCTTTTTTAAATTTTTGATCTTTAAATAAAGGTAATAAATCTTTTTTTAATGTAGAAAGAACTTCATTAGTACTTTTTTGGTCCATTAATTTGTATGCCGGGTCTTTTTCTTCGAAAAGAGGGTCTATTGAACTTAAGGACATAGAAAGTAGTTGATCTTTCATCTTCCCTAATTCACTATAAGTTTTATCTAAATCTTCTAATGTATTTTTAAATATATTTTCCATAATTATTTTTCATTTAGTTTTTTCATGTGGTCTGCAATAAAATATTTTTTGTTAGGTTG